AATACCTTCTGAAATTGATTAGCAATCATTTTGGTAAACTTGACAGTTGGCGAATCTTCCGATTCTCCGTATCTTGAACCTCCCTTTGGAGGTCTTGTACTTTTTCCAAGATAATTTAATCCTGAGATATTTGTAATACATTTGTGTCCTCCTGAGTTAGCCTGTATTAAATCCCAAGCATTTACGCCGATCTTATCTAATACACTCATTTCATCTTCAGTCAAATCCTTGAAAGGTTTTTCCATCATGTATCCAATCTTATTTAAGATTTGTTCACCATTTTCCATGAACATTATTTTTTCACCATACAAGGCTTTGAAATCTTTGAATGTGAATCCAACACTTTCAGGTCCAACACTAGTTTCACTCACCCACTTAATTGTTGAAAGTGGTACAGTTTTTTGTTTCAGTTGGTCTTCCCACTTACTTAAAACTTCTTGGGCAATTTCACCTAAATTAACACCTTTTAGTTCCCTATCTTTTTTGAAAGGATTACAAGATCCTTGAACGAGTCCCATAGGCCATGCCATAATCAAAAAATCCGCTTCAGGGTTATTTTTATAAGGAGTATATCTATCATATGACCCAGGCTTGAACATACTACCTCCACCATATTGGAAAATAATATTATCCGTTACAACTGGAAATGATTTCATTTGTTGAGTATATTCGGAAGCATTCTTTTGTAATGCTTCAGGAGACGGAGCACTTGTAGATTTCATCCAAGATTTAATGTTGTTAAGGATAGATAACAAAGAAGGTTCAGAATCCATAACTAACATTTCCAAGAAACCTGGTTTGTTTTTGAACGCCAACAATAATTTGTTTATAACCAATCCCAATAACATCTTATTAGATTGAAGAGATTTTTCTTTATCGAATCGGTATAAATAATTTACAACATCTTCAGGTGTTAGGTTTTTTCTAGCGAAGTCCGCAGAATCTACCGTACTGATTAATAGGATATCTGAAGATGGAAATAATTCTTTTGGCGAAACTACCTGAGATAATGTCTCAACATTTGAACGTGATTGTCTAAAAGAGGTGGATTTTGTGTCTTCGGCACCAGCCTGTCTATCATGGTGGTCAGTGTGAATAACAAACATCGGTTTACCATGAGCAAAATCAACAAGAACTGGCATTGTGTCTCCTTGAGCATCATTCTTCTTCACCGCGAATTCTTTGTCTCCATATTGAATTACATGGGCATCAACAACATCAATACCATTATCTTCCAAATACTTCTTCATGGCAATGGCAGTCGTAACACCGTCCAAGTCTTGATGAAAGTAAATTTCTGCTTTGGGGTATCTTTTACTTAATTCTTTTATATCCCTTATTCCGCTCTCCTTTAATATTTTTTTCATTGAACTCTAATCAACCAAATTTAATATTTCAATGTTATGAGATATTTCGACTTATTTATTAAAGCCAACATTTCATCTCGAATATTCAACAAATCAGTATCGTATCTTGAATCAAGTTGGTCTGAAAAACTAACCAAAAATTCAGTTATCCCATCCATAAAATTTTGGATACTGAGTGATGATATATCTTGAAACATAAGAGCGAATTCAGGATCGAACTCAGGTCTACCGTATTTGCCCATCATAACTTCGGTAAATTCGTCAATAAGGTCTCCAAGTCCATCATATATTTCACCATACAATCTGTGTTTTGCGTCTCCAAATGTTTGCCAGTGTAAAAACTTCCATTGAAGTTGTATCTGTACTAATTTTTTAATAAATTCTTCTTTCATTTTTTTTGTTTTAGATTGGTAAAGGGTTCATTTGTCCAGTGAAAAGACTTCTTAGTAATTTAGCAAAAGGATCTAAATCAGGAGAATTTGATTTATTATCCGTAGATGATGAACTTTGATTTTGTTGGGTTTCTTGAGGTTCTTCAGCTCCGTATTCATCTTGGAAGTTTTGCTCCGCTTCAGGTGTTTTATTATACTCTTCCATCTTTTGTCTCATAGCCTCTTCTCCTCCTAATTTTTCAACCAGCTCATCAGGCCCAACCCAGTTTCCTAAACCAATGTAATCCAAAAATCCTAACCACCACTTACTTTGTCTCATAAGTGCTCTTACAGATTTATTTCTACCCATTAATTGTGGCATTCCACCGAAAACAGTTTTCCAAGAAAATAATCCTTTAGTTGTTCTATATCCTGTAAAAACACCAGGTGTTGATTTTACGGCTTTCGATAAGTCTTCTAATTTTTTGGCCGCGACAGCAGGTGACAGTTTCGGTAATCTCCTTGCCAATCGTCCCATTGCTCTTTGAGTAAGTTTTCCTTGTTTTCCAGCCTTTGCAAATAGTTCAATCCAACCTAAAATGGTATTTTTAAGTCCGCTTGTCATGAAACCACCTGGAACTCTTTCTACAATACTTTTTAATTTTGGACCAACATATTCCAATCCTTTTACAAAAGTTCCTGTAATACCACCTTGACTGGCAAGTTTTGCCAAATCCGCTCCCGCTTTTGCCGTATCACCCGCCTTTGCAGTTTTTAGTACTGCCTCAAGTGCCTTTGCAGATGGAGCACCTATTTTGAGAGCTCCCATTACAGGTTTTGCAACCACGTCACCCGCATAAGGTACTGCCGATATAATCGATAAGAATCCAAATAAAGTTTCCCCTTGTGTTAAGTAAGATATACCATTGACTAAATCAACAACTCCCGATGGGTCAAAGATACCTACGATATCTCCCAATGTATTGTACCAAGCTTCTTTTAATAACTTTGATTTTTTAGGATAAGCAACCTTCAAAAATTCAACAACAAAGTTTTTTTCTTCATCAGAAAAATTATTCCACTTATCTTCAACAAGTTTTAATTTTGATTGTCTTTCAAGTACACCTTTGATTAATTCAAATTGGCTTTCATTTATGATTATCTCTGCCATTAATATTTTTATTTATAAATATCATTATAAACAAAAAAAAGGTCTTATAGACCTTTTTTAAGTTTTTGATTCGAAATCAAGAACACCTTGTTTTTTTTGATTAATAAAATGTTGTACTCTTTTAGTCGCCACTTCGCAATAATTAGGACTAAGCTCGATTCCAATCCATCTGCGTCCTAACGTTTCTGCCGCGACCAAACTAGTCCCGCTTCCAGTGAATGGATCCATAATGACATCATTCTTGTAGGTAAGAATTTTTATTGCTTTAGTCGGGATGTCCATTGAAAATGTTGCTTTTGTCTGTTGTTTGGTATCCGCGAAATATTCCCATTGACCATAAACCAAAGACATAAATTCTTTTTTATCTTCGTCTTGATAAACCGCTTTAGTCTTAAAAGTTCCATCCTCTTGTTCAATGTCAACCATTTCGGCGTTCCATTGTGGTTCTCCTTTAATTTTCTTGATTCGGTCTTTCTTATACGCTAATATAACACACTCCTTTGGATTATAGATATACGGACTACTCGGAGACATCCAAGACCCCCAAGCGGTAGTCTTACTTCTATGAGGAGAATCTTCGTCAAGGTCAACCAACCCATAAAATTTGAACCCAACTTTTTTCATAACCGCCCAAAATTCAGACATAAAAAGAACTCTACCTCCTCTATCTTGTACGTTAATTTCATAAGGAATATTAACCGCAATTCTTCCGTCATCTTTCAATATACGAAATGATTGTGTCAACCAATTTTCGGTAAATTGCCAATAGTCTTCCATACTCTGATTATCATCATGAGTATCGTAGTCGATACCGACGTTGTAGGGAGGGGATGTTAAAACTAAATCAATTGATGATTCAGGTAATTTACCCATCTCAACAACACAGTCACCATTTATAATCCTATTTGTTTCTATTGTCATTATAGTTTTCCTTCTTGTCTCATTTGTTCTCTAATCTTTGTTGCCGAAATATCTCCAACTTCTTGAGGTGGAACATGTTCAATAATATCATATCCAACACCTCTACCAAAATTAATGGATTCAATATCAGGAATCACTATCACCTTTACTCTTCCATCTGAAATCAAATCTTCAAGTTCATTAGAAATATTTTGATAAACTTGACCCGAAGTGAATGGATTCTTTTCATCAGGTTCAATATCTCTTACACAAATAAGAACATTTTTACCTTCATCCAGACATTGGTTCATTAACCATCTGTGTCCTTCATGAAAGGGTTGATATCTCCCCACGAGCATGGAATATTGTTTTCCACCAGTATTTTTTAGTTTTGGGTCACCTTCTACGTGAATTTTTTTCATGTTTGTTTTTAATTTGTTTTTATAAACTCCAAAATAATATTTGCAGAATCATTAATTGAAACATTCGTTGTATCAATGTCTATATAATTTTCTGTTGGTGGTTCATAGTCTTGTACGAAGAAACTTTCTCTACCACGTATTTCCGTTGTATGAACATAAACTTCAATAAGATTATCACCCATCTTTGATTTGAACTTATCTCTTTGGTCTTTATATGGAGACACCAAGGAAACAAATAGGTGTTTACCTTTATTATGAAGATATTCTGAGATTTGTTGAGCAAGTTCAATATTTTTTCTACGTCCAACTTCAGAGTAATCCTTATTTTCAAATAAATCCCTCAAATCATCTCCATCAATATGAAATACATCCGAGCCCATGTTTAACATCATTCGTTTACATAGGGTTGTCTTACCTGAGCCAGGTTGACCTGTTAACCAAATTATAGCCATTTTTCTAAATTTATTATTTTTCTAAATTTTTGATTTTTCTATCCAAATAGAATGCTGCTTTCTTCAAGTCCTCGAGTTCTTTTGCAGGATCTTTTTTTCCAGCCCTTGCGACATACTTTACAACATTAAACAAGTAAGCGTCTTTATCCAAATCCCAAGCTTCACATACTTTAATCACTTCGTAATTATTCTCCGCTCCACCATAATGGTTAGGATGGTTTACCATTTCTTTACTCATTTTTACCCCATTTTTTTCCAATGTATTCATTGTATCTATCGTATTTTCTTGGACTATACAACATCCAAACAAAATAGATATCAAAAAACCATTCTATTTTTTTTATAATTTTTTTAATTCTTTCCAAAATATTTTTCGATAGTCTCCAATCTGTCATCAGCATCTGATAACATCGATAATGCCTCTTCAGCGTTATTATAGAAATCTTTGGTGGAATGGTCTCCAATACCAACACCAGTATTACCCAATAAGTCCAAAGTCAAAAGCGCCTTCGCTTTATCTGCCTCAGCTGAGGTCTTCAACATTTTAATTAAGTTTTTGTTCATAACTTCCATTTTTATAATTTGATTAATTTTATAATTTCTTCATCAGTTTTTCCCTCAAGATGTAAGTTGTAAATCGAGACACAAGTTGTATCACCAAAATATAACATATCACTCTTACCGAAATATTCTTTTAATTTACCTTGTTTTAGGGCAGAGACACATTGGTCAAGAATTACCCATCGCTTGTTTAGACTCATATCAAAAATATAATAAATTTAGTTTGTAGAGTCAAAGTTATTAATTTTTTCAAAGTTTACAACTTGAAAAATATAAGACATAACTTTTCGCTTAATAATCGGAACCATCGTCTCTTCAAAAGGAAAATTTTGAGAACATTTAAT